CACGGGCGGCCTTGAGCTTCAGCGTTACTGCTGAGCTTTCACTTCAGTATGGAGGGAATCTATGCCCGGATCGTTCAGAGATGTTACAGAAGAACCTGCGCGACAGCTTGAATACGAGGCTGTGACCGGACGTCGTTGTGACGGGGTGTTGATCTTATACACCTCGAAGCACGGCGGACGTACTTCACTCACATGTCGGGCCGCTTTTACTCCTAAACGTTCCCGTAAGGGACGCAAGGGTAAGCGGGCCTATCGTGTTAGAACCTCGCCTATGAGATACAGAGAGCTCGCGAATGCCTCCGTTTTTCAACGGGGCCCACGAGTCACTGCTGGTTCCAAGTTAGGCGTAATTAAAACTTACAACTCGCTTGGAAATCTCTCGTCGACTCAAAATGTTTTGTCGACGGGCACGTCGCCGGCCTCTCAGTCGTTGAAGAGGACCTGGGATGTCAAAAACCCAGGGCCCCCTTTTCGATCTGGAGGGCCGTTTTGCAGTTTGAATTATGTTCTTCCGCACGCATCAGTGATCGGAACCACGATGTCCTCTACCGGGAACCCGGCCTTTTCAGGCTTGGCTCGCGATGAGTACACCGGGATCGTCGTCGACGATGGCACTTGGCAGAACGACTCTACGAGTCAGTATCTGTTCCAAGGCATCCCGTCACTAACCGGGTATGACACGAAAGCTTGGGATACTCTCAAGCCCAGAGTGGCAAAGGCGAGTGTGGCCCAGTTCATTTATGAACTTAAGGACCTACCAGGTCAACTCGAAACTACCGCAAACGCTTTCTATGATACATGGAAGGCGTACGGTGGCTCTAGAACGACTCTTTTCCAGCACCCTAAATTGGTGTCTGAAAACTACCTGAACCACGAATTTGGCTGGGCGCCTTTCATCGGCGACCTTTGGCAGCTTTTTTGGCTGTATTGGGACGTCAACAAGTACATTGCTCAGGTCATTGACCAAAACAATACTTGGATGAGGCGCAGTCGTGTTCTTGAAGAGACAGAAACTATTACTGAGCTCTTTAAGGGACCGGGATCGGCTACTATGCCGAGCTCATCAGACTTTCGTCTGTCCGGTATCCTCAAGGACTTCAGTTTTAATGGCGTAACAACTAAAGGATCCTGCACCATCGCGGAGCATAAAACTGTCCGCGTATGGGCCGTGGGGTCCTTCAAGTATTATCGCCCGGAATTTGATGTGTCATTGGTTGAGTCTAATTTCCCTGACTCGGCCTGGGCAACTGTTCAACGTCTAATGACGATTTACGGTCTTCGCATCAATCCGACTGTTCTCTGGAAGATTACTCCCTGGACATGGGCTGTGGACTGGTTTACTCAGGTTGGAAAGTTCATTGAACACCACGATGAGTTTATCACAGACGGTATTGTGTCCAGATATCTGTACATCATGAAGTCAATCAATCGTTACGTGACAAAAACTTCAGTCATGAACGCTTGGTCTGGCCCCCGCACGTATCAATGGGTGCGAACCCTTGAGACGAAACAGCGGAAGGTGGCAGATAGTCCGTACGGATTTGACCTGACGTGGAACAACTTGTCTCTACGTCAATGGGCAATCCTAGGTGCAATCGGGATAACCCGTGACAACCTGGGGTTTATCTCTCGCGGTTAAACAGCTCGAGGCCCCTTGAGTAAGGTCCTTGACACCGTGGGATAACACTCGAATCACTTCGGAGGTTACCTTATGGCGTTAGCCGACCCACAATCTATTACCGTTAATACGGTTGCAAAGTCTATGCCCCGAGTTTTAAACGAGGGGCGTCACTCTCTTTATCAGATGAGTGATCAGACTTTTAGTCTTGACGTATCGCATCGCTCAGTTCGCCGCGACAAAAAAGCTCGCGTCGTCTCGCGCGTTGCGTTTACCCAGCGGAAAGTCGTAGCCGACCCTTTAACAGCGGTCAATGACTACGAATTTCTGATCTGGTCCATCCAAGTCGATCGGCCCGAGGCTGGTTATACCAGCACCGAAACCGACCAGATGTTGGCTGGCCTCAAGACGTGGTTTGATTCCACGATGGTTGGAAAAATCTTCGGACAGGAGTCTTAGTTTGAGTGATTATGTACGTTGGACGAGGATCACTGAACTCGAAATGGTCCTTTTGGACCACGCCGTGAATCAGTACCTCGACTCAATTACATTACTTCAGGACCGCGTCGAATTTCCGTCCGTGTCTTTTGACCGGATCGATGATTCGTCCGTTTCTGTCCATATCACTCTCGCTTTGAAAGACTGTCAAAAGGAGAACTTCAATGAACCTAGACAAAGTACTTCAAGCCATTCGGATGAGTCTAGAGACTTCTCAGACCCTCCGGGCGGCCTTGGCACAATCGTCGAACAAGGTTAACAAGGGCGATGACAAGCCCCTTGTCCCTGCTGGTGCAAAGAAGAAAATCAAGAACAAACGTTCTTGATCCATCGTTCAGTAGATTGTTTCATTACTGGGTCGCTGTCATGAGGCTGGATCGCCTTCCTCCCGAAAGAGAGGTGACGTGAAAAGCCACATAACAGACTTACTTGAAGTGATGCAGGCGATCTATTACGATGCCTGCGCTCATTGCAACGCTTCGGTCTCAGAGCGCGACCTAAAAACGATAAGGTCGCGCGTCGAAAATGAAGGGCTGTCGTTTTTGACGATTACCCTTCCTACCTTTGGTAAAGGGTTCGAAAAATCCCTCGACCAAGGATTCGTAGCCGCAGCAGACTTCAATAGCTTTAGGAAGTCTGGAGCAATCCCTGCTTTTTTGCAAGGTATGCTCGGCCAGATTTTCGACACTGAGACAGGAAGGATTAACGATGAATATTTACAAAGAACTACTCCCCAACGTGTTTCTCGCCTTATTGTTAGCGTTAGGCAGATATGCCTTGCTTTCAAGAAGCTCAAGATTCCCTGCACCCCAAAAAGGACTGCAGAAGCGTTGGAGAGTTTCATCGAAAATGAACGCACTTTCAACGTACTCCCGTTACCGAAAGCCGATCATCGCCTCTTCGAGGCGGTATCTGCTGTACTCTGGGACAATCTCATGGGGGGCTTACGCCTCTCTGATTTTCGCCCAAAGCACGGTCCCGGACAGACTGCCGAACGAGCTTCGGGAAACCGAAAGTATCGTTGGCGTCGCTGGCATAACCGTCTTGAGCCTTATTTCCCTCTTCTTGATTCCGCGTTCTCTGCTAGTTGCGGGGAACTTGGTTTCTCGAGTCAGGAGCTCAAGGATGTTTCGGTCGTGCATGAGGATGATGAACAACCTGTAAGGGTGATCACCGTCCCCAAGTCGTTGAAAGCGCCCAGAATCATTGCCATTGAACCCTGCTGTATGCAATACACGCAGCAAGCGATTGCTAGCGCCTTAATGCGCGCTTTACAATCGTCTGTGCGCACTCGCGGTCACATCAATTTCAGTGACCAGAGTGTGAACCAGAGGTTGGCTTTGAGTTCGTCGTTCGACGGTCGATTAGCAACGATCGATCTCTCGGATGCGAGTGACCGTGTACCTATCGGTTATGCGCTTCAGATGTTTCGTGGCAATCGAGATTTGCTCGATGCCATTGAAGCATGTCGTTCGACGCGTGCGAAGATGCCCGACGGGCGTATTGTCCGTCTACGCAAATTTGCATCCATGGGCAGCGCTCTGTGTTTCCCAATTGAGGCGATGTATTTCTACACTATATGTGTGGTCGCCCTGTTGAGATACCACAACCTTCCTGTAAGTCATGCGAATGTTGATAAATGTTCGCGTGACGTCTACGTCTATGGTGACGATATTCTTGTCCCCAGTGACGCAGCGTTGACTGTTCTCGATTCCCTGCGAAAATACAACTGCAAGGTTAATACCAGCAAGACTTTCTTTACCGGAAGGTTTAGGGAGTCTTGCGGTGTGGATGCCTATAACGGAGAGCAAGTAACTCCGCTCTACGTTAATAGGTTACCACCTGAGAACAGGCAGCAACCGGGTTCTCTAGTTTCTTGGGTCGCAACGGCCAACCACTTCGCAAGTCGTGGCTGGTACCGCGTCTCACAACTCTTTTTTAACAGGGTTGAGAAGATCCTTGGCGCTTTGCCTTGGGTCTCTGAAACTAGTCCTGCGTTGGGTCGTTACCACCCGTGGCCTACGGTTCCTCGAAAGAGGTTTAACCGTAAGTTACAACGCCTAGAAATAAGGTGTTGGGTCACGGCACCAGTCTATCGCACTGATCGACTGGTTGGGTACGCCGCTCTGCAGAAGAGTCTCATGAAGCTTGAAGGTCTAACTGACCTTCTGGCTCAACGGGACCGCTTCCATCTAGAGCGATCTGCACTTCACGGAGAAGTTGCAATAAATCTCCGTTGGATCCCGGCAACATTTGCCGGGCGGTGGTCTAAATAGCCA